CCAAAAGGAGAAATATCTTCCTTACGGAAGGAAACCTATTTCTGATTTTAAATCTAACTAACTTGGAAAAACTCCCCGGGTAAATACCCGGTTGAAAAGCCAAGATAGCTTTAAAATAGGTTTACCCGATGCGTACCACATAAAGTGGCTTCCCCTCCGTTCAGGGAAATTAAACGCCGGAGACAGAACGGAATGACATTGGCGGGGCCAAGTACCAAAACATTCCGAAGTCTTCTCCGCACGCAAAGAACTCTTCAAATGATGCAGAGTCATTATTAGTAGATGTTCCAGCAACTGTCAACTCCAAATAATGGATTTGAGAATTGGCTGGATCAATCTGAATGACTTCATTAGTATCATTTAGTTGGTAATCAAGGTAGGTCCCGAGGTTGAACCGCGTACCAGAATAGTACGGCAATTCAACTTCAATTCCAGCTCGAGTGGACTGATCTTGAATGATCATTCCATTAGTACCAACAGGCCATGCTTTAAACCAAGACCATGAATCTGGCGCTAAAAACGCCGTATTTTGTCCAGGTACTGCACCGCCTCTACCGTCAACAGTGACGTTAACGGTTGCTTTGCGTTCTACCATCAATCTTTCTCCACGGTTAGGCGTATAGGCTACTCTAGGAGTAGAGACTATTTTCCGCCTAGTCGATCCTCTGACACAGCAAAATGCAGGCCCAAAATAAGAGGCATAGCTGTGTCGTGAGTCGAGATTACTCTCGATAAAAGGAGCCGTGGATCCATGCGAAGGCTGAATGGTTCTATTCAGCCATGCATAATTTATTTTGGAAAAGGCTCTGTTAGCTGAAGGAGCAGCTGAATCCCAATTTCCAGCTGGCCATCTAGATGTCGTGTGAACATATCTTTTAACGAGAGTTCGTATCGAAACGATACTCTCCCCGAAAAATACATTAACATCATCATCAAAATTTGTTCCTTCAAAGACCTGATGCCTTTCTACCATTTGCCCACCATGGTAATCCATAGGAGGGACCGAACCGGACGTTGGAAGTAGTCCGGGCCTAAAGATCTGTTGAGTCCACTCCTCTTGGTGAGGCTGTTGAAACATAAGATCGTCTCCCCCTTTCACAAAAACCTGCACGTAGACGGGTGCAAAACCCGCTCCAGTAGCTGTCGTTGGAAGTGGCGAGACGAGCTCATTAAATACGCTCACAGTAAAGATGCCCATTGACATTTCTTGGCCATTATGAGAATTATAAATGGCTTCGACTTGACCGAAATTGGTAAAGTCGGTATCGATGGGTTCGAACGTATTGACATTAACACCCCGCAAGGTTCTCAAATAAGGCCTATAACTAGTCCACGGAATAGTGAATTCCATATCTCTAGTTTTGCTCAAATCGAGGATAGCGGTGTAACGCGCATTAATGTCATCTTTATGAAAATCCGAAACACTCACAGTTCCGTTTTTCACGAAAGGATCGAATTGAAGTTTTAACTTCCCTTGATGGTAAGGGGAAGCGACGACTTCGACACGATAGGTGATGCTGCCTTTCCAGTAAGCAAAGGTTCTTGCTATATGGCCCATGGGAGTATCCATTTGCGGCTCATAAACTAACGTTTGATCACTGTAATTACCTGCTACAGATAAATGATTAGGCATAACGCACGTTGTGAAAATAATGCGCTCAGCACCAGCTGTGACAAATTGACCACTATTGCTTTTCCACAAACACCTCGTTAAGAACTGTTCACGTGAAACAATAGTTTTAAAAGACATCTCATCTACGGGCTTGAGGCCCACAACTCGAGGATCTATAGTGACTTCTTGCTTCGGATCACAAGCGAGTGTTATCGAGGAATCATTGCCACTCATGGTGGCCATGTTACCCACAACATCGAGACGACGTTCTGTCTTAAAACTAATATCTCTAGGATAGGAATATCCAAACAATCGAGCCACTGATGATAGCGTAGAAGCGCCAATTTCAGTCGCTCGGGCGTAAGGTCCTATAATAGGAATATTAGTCATTCTACCTGCTGCCTTGGCAACAGCACTCGCTGGGGCACTTATGGCCCCGTCGGTGTACTCATCTTCACAATGATCTTTAGGTTTTTCATTAGAAGATGTAGGTTCGAATTCAGTTGGAGTATTTAGAGATACATTTTCAGCCCAAGCAGTAACTTTAACATTAAAAGTCGTAGGAGCCGTATCATTTGCTCCTTGAACGAATATACGATTGAACATGCGTATAACTCCCAAGGATTCTCTAACCACACTACCGACGCGTTCATTATGACCGTTGATCGACATAAAGTTATTGTGCCATACGAAAGGTAGCGTAAGTTCCTTTGAAATACTCGTCTGAGGCTCCAAAGTAATATGTGGATAAGTAGAGTAATACCTATAAGCCACAGCTTTGGAGTGAGATGCCCCAGACCGTGCAACTAAATCGACTGCTTTTTCAACTTGGTTGCGATTGCCTCCTACAGAAGATTGGACCGTATGCAACTTGCCGTAAGGTACATAAGCTGCTACAATCTGTCCGTATTGGAAAGGAGTACCTGCAATTGAAAAACGCAGTTTTAGATCAAAGCTTGCAAAAGCAAAATTAGCTAATTTAGCTTTTATCCGCGTTTGATTCTGGAATAATTCCCACGGGTCAAACTCGTGGGTCTGAACAGATAACTGTAGATTCCAATCGTGAGTGTCAAGAATGACAGGACGACTAAGAAAATTCTCAAGAGGAACGTTTGTTGTCTGTCCAGAGAGATAACTTCTATCTCTCTCTGAATTAACTTCTTCGACAATCGTCTCAGATGAATCTCCGTAAACAACAGTTTGTTGTTGTTGGAGTCCCGAGACAGAGTCTGTAGTTGTTTGCGCGTTATTCCGCGCATCAATTGTTTTGTTAAGTTCATTTTCCATAATTTTATTGCCAAGATTAGGCGTCTCTTCAGGAATTAAAATATTTTGCTTACTTTAGACTCCCAGTAGCCTATTAGAAGATACAATGTATCTATTCTGGGTGATTATAGAACAATTCCTGGCGGCTCGTTTACACTGAGCCTCGCGGTAGTAAAATAAATGAATCATCTGGAAAATCATAAGATTCTCGCTTCCAGGGGACGCAAGAAGAATTCTTTTGTTTTTCAAGATGAGTTTCATATGGAGGAGGTTGAGCACCGAATAATTCCACGTAAATTGGAATAAACTTCTCGTACTCATCCCTCCCATATTGAGCAAGCTCTACCCATGCGGATTCCCAAGATTGGATTTCTTGTTCTTCCAAAGTCATAGAACTGCTGGCGATTCCAATGGTAATCATCTTACCAATGGAATGCTTCTCTAATGGACATTTCCACAATTCAAATTCCTCATCCCAGACCCACTTACGTTTTCCGATAGTGGCTTCATCAATGGAAAGACAGGGAACAGTTATGTCTCCTTTGTCCGACCCTGTATATTTAATGCCAACGGAAGCAAACCACTTCTGTAACGTGATCATATTAAACCACTTAACTGAAGAGTCCGATACCGTTACGCAAGTGTCGTCTCCCAGAGCATAGAAACATACATTTTCTTCAAAAGAAGTCAACTTATCATCTACTGACATGGGATCAGGGCACAGGCACACGTAAGCATATCTGAACAATAATGAATTAGCTATATTATTTGTTAGAAGAGTCTGGAGAACACCACTAGATAGTGATCCAGGAATCAAGACAAGATCTCGATCTATACTTAGAATGGGATTAGCAATATCACTCGCGATTGAGACGAGAATATTTTCCTCCTCTTTAGTTAGACCACACGTCTTTTTCTTAACGTGGATAACAACGGTAAAGCACGCCATAATCAGAATGGAGGGAAGCTTCTTATCATATTTGCTAAAATCGCCATTCAAGACGTTAGGATGTTTCGAGAGCTTGTCATGTAAAACGCCCCATGAAGAGGAGAATGGATTAACTCCGCATACAGTTTCTGTATCGACAAAATTCTGTACGAAGATGTTCAAAAACATGCCCATGCTCATCTTAGATAACACTAACAAATCTAAAGGACCTACTGTGAAAACCCTAATCTTCCTCTGCGCTACTTTAGCTCTGTCTCTAGGTTCGTCTTTAAGACTACATTTAAAAACAAAGCCATTCCTTTGCTTAGTTTTGGCAGTCTCGATAACAGAATCGAGACGGGCCTGAATATCAGGTTTAAGAACCATTCCATCAGGGGCTTGCTCAGTCGGAAGAGAAACTAAATGACTATGTTTCTTACCTCCCATGAATAGTCCAGCCCCGGTGGAACGAGGAATAGCAGTGCAAAAAGCATTCATGTTATGACCGTTGATAGCTGTATAAACATCTAGGAACTGGTCACACTTGAATTGGTCAATGCGACAAAACTTACCGATTAAAGATTTGGCGCAGAGCGTTAAACGATCATGATCCAACCCTTTGATTTGCTGTGCGAAATCTCCGAATGCGTTAGTATAAGGTGAAACATATGTTCCATCTATTCTTATTGGGTTGAATTTAGGGATAACATACTCATGCTTGTATTCATCGGGTAATAGATCCCACACCTTAGTGAAAGAAGGCATTTTGACCACCTTACTTTTATTTCTCGTCGTGGGAGCATTGCTCCAATTGCCGTAAAAAGTTATATCACCGCGTTGATTGCAATCAAGCCAATGCCAGTGATTTCTTTCATTTAAGCTTTTTAAAACAACGTTTCCTGTACTGATAGTAGTGTTAAATTCGGCTAAGGGAAGAGAAAGGACCGTAGGTATAAATTCATCATCATAGAGAGCAATAGCTTCCTTAATCTGATTTTGTGTTACATGCTCATAAAAATTTTCCCTGAAACCGACTCTCCCGGCTATATTGATTCCTATAATGGTCTTTTGCGTTAGACCACTACCGTAACGAGCGGTCAACGAAGAACCACATCTACCATTAAAGGAAACGTTGGATCCTTTAAATAGGATACCGTCTACATTGATACTCTTGTCACCTACCGAAATGTTGGTTTTATGTCGAACCATAAAACCTTCGTCTTTCTGATAAACGACAGGAGGACCATTGTCATAAAAGTTGGCAAACGACGTCATCTCCGCAAAGTGACCGTTCAAAACGCAGCCATTTCCAAAATATTCCAAGATATTAGGAAATGAAGAACAGCTACGTAGACAGATTATGCCTAAGTCTTTAGATCCTGGGACTTGATAAGCCATGCCTGGGCCGCCAGGACAAGGATCTGAAGGCGTATTGATAACTGATCCATTGTTAAGCCTATTGTGGTGCAACACACTATATTTAGAACCTTCGAGATTTAGGGTTTCAAGTGCATGCCACGCTCCAATGAAGTATTGTCCCTTTACGGCTGTAACATGGGTATACTCTAATTTATCAGTATCAGGAGCATAAATATATAAACGCATAGTACATCGTTTAATCTTAGTGTCCCATACCTTATCCGGAACAGCAGAGCAAGATCCTCCTGCAATATAACCAGGAATAGAGTGCCAAGCATTTTTGGTCACTCCAGGAAGGGGTCCCGGATTGGAACCGATTTCAGAAGTTGAAGACATTTTCGGCTCCTTACTTTTCTTATCGTAATTAACACATTTCAGTAAATGGTATCCCGCGACAACGGACAATACAGCAGTACTGTACACGGTTATATTATTAATAGCTTCATAAACCCGCAACATCAGTTTACTATGACTAGCAAGGACTTGCTTGGCGGATAAAGAAATAGCATCAACTTCATCAGAAGCCTTCTCGGAAAAGAGTACGATACAATTGCATGCATCGAAAAATCTTTTAGAGTGCTCATTACTGAAAGCATTTTTAATAGAATTGGATGTAACCAACACTAAAAATATAGCAATGAATACAGGATTAACGATATATAGAATAGGGAAAACCAAAAGAAACATGTTTTTATACTCCATGATAGTGCGACATATATTATCAGTAGTGTCTGACCAAAAAGCCCATACCATATGCACGAACGCTTCACAAACACTATACAGCGAATCAATCATTAAATTGTATTCAAACTGGAACGTATTTGGAGCATCAGAAGACATGATACCTGATGTAGACTCCATGCGCGTGCACGTGCAACTCTTGCCAAATTCTTTGCAAAGATCACATCGTGAATTAAATAATTCCTTTATTTTGGAATTAACACCCGTCATAGTATCAACTTCACCCATGTGACGACGCATTTTGTCGTCAACAATTCGGAGCACATCATTGAAAGTGTATGTAATATCAGAGCCTGGCGGATGGAATTCAGGATCAATAACAAGATTATTGTCATTACCAGCACAAAATATTTCAAACAGAACGGCATCAAGCTGAGAATCTTCAGGAATTTTAGAAAAATCTAAACCTTTACCATTAGTTCTACGGTACCTGGAACGACACTGAACTTTAAGGACAATGTTAAAACGCCTGTAAGCCGCACTGAGATCGTTAATGTAAGGGGTCAAACCAAAATCGGAAAAATTAGACACACAAATATGAGCATTTGGTCGATACTTGGTGTTGCCTTTATCTTCAACGGCAGCTCGCGTAGGATGGAATTCGTTTTCACCCAACATACGTGTGAATTGAGTGAGAAGGGTGTTTCCTCTATCGTTCTTGTAATTAGCATCACCCATCTCATCAATTTGAACAAGAAGGTGTTTATGAGGATCATACGTACTAAAATACTGATCTCCTGAATTAAGAATGCAAACATGGTCTTTGGGATCATCAACTTCAAGACCGAGATTGCGGAGTATTAACAAAGAGAGGGCTGGGGTTATAACTTGAGACTTGCCTGTCCCAGGTTCTCCAAAAACTCCCACGTTGAAAGGAATAGGTTTCCCAATATTGGAGCTCGATTGCTCTCTTTGTTTTAGCTCTAGGATAGCTTTCCAGAGAGGACCGCTCCGCAACAAATGATTTGAAGCAAATTTAGACGCTTTGTTAAGGTTAGAAACCCATAGAATGTTGGGCACTTGATCCTTCCTCATATGAGAGGGGGTACCAGGTGTCCAGCGTCGATGTTGGTATTTTATGAGCCAACTTGTGCATCTGGTGCAGTCGAACTCATCATGTATGGTGAAAGTGATTTCTCCTTCCTCACACACAAAACGCTCCAAAATATCAGCAACACTGGATAAGAGAGAACTGACCAGCGTAGGAAAATCATTCTGACTCTTCCATTGGAAATGGAGTTTTTCATCGAATAATCCTCCCCACTTGGCCAGGGTTATCCCTAAGGTCGGAACGAATTGCATAGCAACAAGAAAAGTCACAACTTTCCTTAAAGCGGCGTCCATTCTAAGAGTCATAAGGGACGAACCGCCTGTTCTCAAGACAGAAGCTACCTTCCTAACATAGTCATCAATACCTCCGGAAGTGGAAGTGAAAGATACACTAGTTATAGAGGATATCTCCTGAAAGAAAGAATCAAAGTTCTGCTTATTACCGTATTTGGTAAGTAGAACAGCAACCGTGATAATCTGTCTTTCTTTATCTGTATTGCGCAGCATGTTGTACGCATAATAAGATAGGTCCAAGAGGACATCTGTCTTAGCCTTACTTGGAATCAAGCGTTTTCTAGGCCATTTGACATAATCCCCGTAGGACATGTTTCTCCTGTAAACAGTAGTAGGAACCATATGTGCGATTCTTCTTACAATATTATCCCGTTGATGGGCAACATTGTCTCGAACTGAATTAATAACACGAGATGAGGTAAAAGTATGCTTCATATTTGAAGCAATTCTGGTAGCACGTTCGAAAAGGGAATATCGGATTTCGAATGTGCCTTCAAAAAGTTCGTCAACACAAAGAGGGGCATGCTCAAGAGCAGCGGCGTCCTCTGAAATAGAGTTTTGTGGGGTGGACGGGTTCTCCGCAGATACTTCGCGTCCGTGTGAATTTTCCATAAAAATATGAGAATAACCGGACTATTCTGGAATTTAACAGCCTTTCGCTACCAGAATGTGGTGTGCCCTTATCACTTACCGGAAGGGGACGTTCTTTGTGGTTTAAGAACGACAAAACCAACTAAAAGTTGCGCAATGACTTGTGGCATCATGGCGATTGCCAAACTGTGATTACTTTGTCATTCGTCAATTTAGTCAGACGTTTCTATCACAGTGCGCTAACTCGCAATAAATAAACATACCAAGTACGTTAGGACCTCTGTTTAAAATTTGCGCTGTCCGTACGTGGACGAAGCGTGTAATATAGATATACAACCTTAAGAAATTTCGAAGTTTAAAGACTTAATCGGTCTAATAAGTTTAGAATTTCAAAATGTTTTATAACTTAGTTTAAAGGCATCATCGGCCTATAAATGTTTTCTTAACAAACATTAAAAGAAGTAGAAGTAATTCTGAATATAAGTAATATTAAAAGCCGCCTAGTGCGTTACTTTATTACATTATATCCGCACTACGGCTGTATCATAAGAATTAATTTCTGAGACT